TGCGACCACTGCCCGACGCGGTAGTCGTAAAACAGCGTGGTACCGGAATCGGTCAGGAAGACAACCTGCGAGCGATCGGGCATCGCTGTCGCCCGCCGCACCGTCTGCGCGTTGTACGCCTCGACGGGCGCACCGACGTAGCTCACAGTGCCTGAGCGATCGAGCAGGTAGATGCCCTTGGCCGACTGAAACATGTGGCCGGCCGGTGTGAGCACGATCGATTGCGGGTTCGTGCAACCGACGTCGGAGGCTACGATCGCCGGTGTCGTGAACCCGGACGTCGCAGTATCCCCGTTGGGCAGCGGACCGTCCCCTGCGAAGAAGAAAATCGCGTTCGCCTTCCAGATCACCCCGCGACCGTCCTGGAACGCCAGCGCGGTCACGTCGCCACCGAACGGGTCGCAGCGGATCGTCAGGTCCGGCGGGATCTCGACGCCGTAGCCATCATCGAGTGGCTGCGAACAACGGATCACGTTGCCGTCTGACGGGTCGGTGAAGTACAGCCGCGACTGCCCCCGCGCGATCACCGTCCCGAGCGGTGCGGGGTCATTCGACAGAATCCCGCCGTCCGTGTAGAGCTCCTCTTGCGTCGTCAGCGTCGCATCGCTCATCCGATCGAGAAACGAGACGGTATCGACGGTCGGATCGTTGAGCACGTAGCCGTTGGCCGCGCCCGACGTCGACGGATCGAGCAACGTCACGCGGAACAGCTGGGCCGTGTTGCCAGTCTTCGCCGCCTCGCTGCGAGCAACGCAGATCCGGACGTTCGTTTTTCCGGTGACCCGAAGCGTCGGCAGCGTGTGGGTGACCTGGGTCTGGCCACCGGCCATCGTGACCAGCGTTCCGGTGCTCGTTGGTCCGCGATGGACCTCGCCCTGCGTGTCGGTCCACTCGTACCAGTAGCGGTAGAGGTACGTCGTAGACGCTGTCATCGAGCCGCCACCGGCGGGCGTGGTGACGATCAACTCTGGGCCGAAGTGGAAGCCTTGCTCTGTCCAGCTGCGCCCGTCGTAGTGCTGGCAACACGCGCCGGCCATGTACAGTCCGCGGCCGAGCTGTGCGGTCTGATGAGACGCGTCGCTGTCAAAATCCAGCGTAAACAGCCGAACGCCGGTCTCACGGAACTTGTCGTCGTTCTCGGACACGAGCCGCTCGCGAACAGGCAGCGCGAACATCGCGACCGAGTCAACCACCGCGACTGATGACAGGTGTTGCCGCGTCGGAGCGCCCGCGGCCTGGGCCGGGACAAGCCGGCCGACGCACACAGCATCGGTCAGTCGAAGTGTAACGTACGTGTTGAAAAACGTGGTGTCGTGCACGAACGTCGCGAACACGTCGTCATCGATCGCAAACGCCTTGGAGGCGAGCCCGACCGACCGGATCGTCGCGAGCGTCGTCGGCGTGCCGGTCAGCGTCGAGTACTTCGTGGTGACGACGAATCGATTCGACGCAGCCACGGCAGTCTCTTCCCATGCCGTGTAGATGTCGAAGTTGCCCGACGCAGTGGCAATCGTCGCGATGGCCACGCGCGTGACGCTCGTCGATGCGTAGACGGTCGACGTCGATACCGTTGAGATGGCAGGCGTTCCGACGTTGCCGCCGAACAGGAGCGCGATCGTTCCGTTGGTGCCGGTCACGTAGGCCAGCGACAGATACGTGTCCAGCGTCGAGACCTGAGCCACAGCGGACAGGCCGATCGGCGACGTCGCGGCGCGAACCGCAGCGTGCGTGAACACCGGTGGCAGCCCAGACAGCGGCGAGCCGAGCACACCGGACTCGGTGACATAGCCGACGCGGATGCTGGTCGTTCCAGCCTCAAACCATGCGATCGCGGATGGCGTGCCGCTGCGATTCGTCGCGCACGCGTCGTACATCGATTGCGTCGCATCGAGATCGGTGGTCAGCGCAACAGGCGTAACGGCGGCGCTCGGGGCTGCCGGGTTGACGACGACCACCATCACGCTGCTGGTCGAAGGAACCGCGTAGTAGACGTGCAGGTTGGCACCGCTCGGAACGCACCGCGGTGACCGGCCGAGCGCATCGGCCTGCGTAGCGGCGCGGAACACCCGACCGGATGCGGCGTCGGTCACCGACCACCAGACACCGCCAAGCGAGTCCTCCCACGCGGAGACGGTGACGCCGCTCAGCATGGCGTGGTCGGGCTGCGTCTGTTGGGTGCCCGTCTTGACCAGCGGACGGTCAATTCCGGCCACGCTAAAAACGGGACCTGCGTCACTCCACTGCGCGGCGCCGGTCTGGCGCGAGTAACACCGGTTCGGGGTGAACTCGAGGAGCTCGCCGTCTCGCGCGGCGGCCCGGATTGCCCCGGTGACACTCGCCGCCGAGCCGTCGATCGTGTTGGATAGAGCCTCGTAACCGTTGCACTTCCGGATCGACGTGCCGCGGTCGAACACGCCGTTCTCGAGCACCAGGAGCTGGACAGACGAGACGAGCTTGCTGTCCGATTTGGTGTCGATGCCACCCCTGAACCCGATCTTGAGCGCACCATCACGCAGCGCCATGCGGCACCTCTGCGCGGGTGTACAGCTTGCGCTCATGGCGAGCCGGACTCAGGGTGTAGGTGTGAAGCGATTTCTGGTGGTGCTGATGATGCTGGGGGCGTGCTCGCCTGCGGCTACGAGACGCATCGGTCACGTGACGGCTGGCTTCGCCGTAGCCGCTACGGCATGCGACTACGGCAGCACGCGCGGGACAACGTTTGTCGACACGAGCCGGACGATTTACGGACCGAACGGTCCGCACGCGTTCGTCGCTCACCGCGAGACCAACCCCATTCTCGGAACGGCACCGAGCGACCGTCGCGTTGATGCCTACTTCGCGATCGCAACGGTCGGCATGCTCGCTGCCGGATACGCAATGCCCGAGAAGTGGCGCCCGTACTTCTTCGGCGTGGTCGGCGCCTTCGAGCTCGAGATGGCCCGCGAGAACCTCGCGAGCGCATCGCCGTGTGGCCTGTGACCTACGGGTGGTCATAGGTCACCGCAATATTCCCAAGGATGATCCCGGCTGCGTTTGCAGCGAACGTGATCGAGCATCCGCCGTTGGCCACCAACGTGGTATCGGTTACGTCGATCGTGATAACTGACCACGAAGCTGGCTGATTGCTGGTCGTCAGGGTTCCGATAGACGTCTCGGCCATCGCGGCGTCATTGACGTTCACGGTTACGGTGATGTCGGTGACACCGTTGCCGAACAGCAGATAGCTAACACTCTTGATTCTGTCTCCAGCATGGAGGTCTACCGGAACAAAAAGCGTCCCTGCGCCGGCAGTAGACGTCATGGTGGTGGGCGGAGCTCCAACCTGCCAATTCGAATTGGCAAAGCCAGACAGCGGCATGATGAGTTTGACTCGATTACCGTGCTTGAACTCACCGGTACCGCTTACCGTCACATGCTGATTCGCCGCCGCCGTGACACCGGCCGTCGCGGTGATCAGTCCGGTGACGCCGAGCGTTCCGCCGACCTGCATGTTGTCGGCATCACCGGACGTCAAGACACCAGCGGTCGACATCTGAACCGGTCGCGTACCAGCAGTCGGCGCAGCCAACGGCAGCGTGATCGTGTAGCTCCCCGCCAAGGCACCCGGCGCTGCCAACCCAACGAACACCGCCTCGGCTGTCTCGGTCTCGAAGATCCGAACCTCGCCGCACGCCAGTCGCTGCCAGTTGGTGCCCGCGGCGCCTTTGAACGTGTAGCGCAGCCCGGAACTGTCGTAGTTCACGGCGGCAGCCACCGCGGTGTAGTCGCCGCCGATGCCACCGACGAACGCGGCAACGTTGAGCGACGCACCGTTGGTCAGCTTGACGTTGGTGCCCGCGTTCGTGCGCCAGTAGAGCTCCTGATCAGCTGCGTTGACGAACAGGCTCTTATTCGAACCAGACAGCGCCACGATCGACGCGAACGTGATGCGGTGCAGGTTGATCGGGGCGTAGAGTCCCGAGAACGTCAGATCGGCGTTGATGTTGATGCCGGCCGTCGGGACCGCGGTGCCCTGTCCGGTGGAGTGGTTGTGCGCGTCGATCAGCGCAAGGTCGGCATCGAGCGTATCGTCCCACACGCCCGATCCCGCCGCGCCGCGAACCGGCAGCACGATCCCCATCTGCGGAAGCGTCGTCATCAGAACACCTCCACGCACGCATCGGGCTGCGCCACGCCGACCACGGTGATCCACACCTCGAGCTCGGGGTGTGGGTTGGTCACGTCGATCGCATCGGCGTAGGTCGCATCGGCGACCGTCGGGGTGATCGTGTAGCCGACGACCGGCCGGCCGAGGCCATGTCTTACTCGATTCTGCCCGACGATCAGGTCCACCGTCTTGACGTCGCGTTGCCGTGTCGCCTGCAGCTTCTGGACGGCATCGCCGACCTGATCGAGCGCGCGCGCCGTCGCCTCGTCCTCGACCTGGACGACCGACATCGACGACACCGACCGGATACGCTGGACGCGACGACCGGCCATCAGCGCCACCTCTCATCGCGCAACAGGTCGCTGTCCCACGCATCGCGCAGCACCAGGTATTCGGGCTCCTGCGCCTTGCGCTGCGACGCACCGCGGGTGATACGCGCGCGCGCCAGATCGAGCTGCTGCTGCCAGTCGTTGGTGCGCTGCTCGTTGAGCGTCAGCCGGATGAGCGCGCCATAGACGACGTACTCTTCCCAGCCGTTGTAGTAGGCCCGGGGGATCTCATCGAGGAACGGTGCCACCGGCTCGTAGGTGACGCGCAGCGTGTAGACCGCATCCGGGGTCGGAAATAGGTCAATGCCTCGCGCCGTCAACCGATACGCGCATGGCCTGCCGGCTGTGCTCGAGAACCAGTTGCGATCCGCGATTCCGACCTGATCGAGCTGGATGTAGTCGGTGCCGTCCAGCCGATCGATTGCGTGCACGCGCCAGGCATCGGACGGCAGTGAAACGAATGCTGTAGAGGCAGTCGTTGTCACCGTGTCCGAGGTCACCCAATAGCCCTCGTGGGTCTCGGCAATCAGTTCGTACAGCTCGCCCCAGGCAGCTTGGATCTCGGTTGCGATGTTCGAGTCCGGGAACCTGACCGAGTTGCGGAAGTCGCCACGGAACCGCACGATCGAGATCAGCTCGCTGAGCGGCTTGGTGAGAACGTCGCCGCCGAGCTGCGCTGCGAGGTATGCGGCGAGATCGCTCACAGTGAATCGCCCTCGATAATCCAGCGCGTGAGCGACGTGCTGTAGTACAGAATGACCCCGGTCTTGGGTGTCAGAGTGGTGTCTGCGGCGCCGCGTCCGATGATCCGGTTCGCCGCCGTCGAGGTCACATCGTGCTTGAGCACGATGTTCTGCGCGCCGTTGTTGTAGACGAAGATCCGTCGGCCGTTCGTCGGCGACGCGAAACCAGTGATGTCTCGCGCAGCATCGCTCG